CTTTTGTGGCTGACCTAGAGTGGATTCTTAAACCCAGTAATTTTGCAAAAATCGTAGAAGGAAAATACCATGGCACTAACTAATTTCAAAAGCAATGTAAAACAAGACTCAGAGTTTGACGAAGTACAACGACTTATGTGTTCTGTGCATGGTTGCCCAAATCGTTGGTCTGTCCACATAAGCGGTGATAAGCCAAAGTGTTCCAAGCACCAATGGGAAAAAAACCCAAGCGATTACAAGCGCCCTATCGTTGCCAAGCCCGTATCTCAGACTGTCCAACAATGGTATGAGAAGGAGAACTTCTGATGAACTTCTATCAAGAAGAAATCTTCGATGACTTGGAGACTCCAGTTTTAGATGATTGGGTCAATATGCCCGACTATAAAAATGTTGACGAACCAGAGCCAGAAATTACCGCACTTATCAAGTTTAGAAACAGAACTGACTTTGATACTTTTAACGAATTGTTGAGAAAGTATGTTTTTGAAACCAACAAAGTATTTGATGGCAAACAAGAACTAACCAAAAAACAGGCGTGGTTTCCATTAAAAGAAAAAAGCAGTAAATACCATTGTGTTTCCAATAAACCAATGAACCCAAGATTTCCTGTTTACATAGTAAGCAAAGGAAGATACACAAACAATCCAACAAGTGCAACATTGAAAAGAATGAATGTTCCTTTCTACATGATTGTTGAACAACAAGAGTATGAACAGTATTGCGACTTGGTTGGAAGTGAAAAGGTTTTAGTTTTGCCACCAATCTACAAAACAGAATACGACAACTTTTGGAAAGACCATGACCCACGCACAGGGCCTGGTCCTGCACGAAATTTTGCTTGGCAACATTCCATAGACAACGGACACAAGTGGCATTGGGTTATGGATGACAACATAGAAAGTTTTGAACGCTTTAACAACAACATGAAAATTAGTTGTGGTGATGGCACTTATTTCTATGCTTGTGAAGATTTTGTACTTCGTTACTCAAACATTGGCATCGCGGGATTGAACTATGCTAATTTCTGCCACTCTAATGAATCCAAACCACCTTTCACATTGAACACAAGAATTTACAGTTGCTTGTTAATTAGGAACGACATAACTTATCGTTGGAGAGGTAGATACAACGAAGACACAGATTTATCTTTAAGGGTTTTAAAAGATGGTTTGTGTACTGTTCAATTCAATGGATTGTTGCAAGGAAAAATGTCTACGCAAAAAATCAAAGGTGGTAACACCAAAGAGTTTTATGAAAACGAAGGCACATTAAACAAATCCAAGATGCTTGAGGATATGCACCCAGATGTGGCTAGGGTTGTGTGGAAGTTCAATCGTTGGCATCACCATGTTGATTACAAGCCATTTAGAAAAAACAGATTGATAAAAATAAAGCACTATGAAAACCAAAATGTAGTCAATAACTACGGGATGGAAATTCATGAACAAAAATAATGAAGTTGAACAAAACGATTTATTTGGTGATGAAAACTATGATTGGCAAAAAGAATGGCAAGGGATGCCAGAGTTTGTCCAAGAAAACCTACAAGAAATTCATAGCATCACAATTCACTTTGTAACGATTGAAGACATGAATAAATTTTCTGAACTGGTAGGCAAGAACATTACTTTCACCACCAAAAGTATGTTGTACCCAGTTACCAAAACAGAAAAGAAAGTTTGGGTCGATGAATCCTAAACATCCAATCTACATAGTTTCAAAGGGAAGATGGGACTCTAGGTTGACTAGCAAAGCGCTAGAAGCCATGAATGTCCCGTACTACATAGTTGTGGAACAACAAGAATACGACCAATATGCGTCAGTCATATCTGCGGAAAAGATATTGGTCTTAGACAAAAACTACTTAACCACTTATGACACTTGTGATGACCTTGGAGATTCTTTAGGTGTTGGGCCTGGTGGTGCAAGAAACTTTTGTTGGGAACATTCCATATCCATAGGTGCAACTTGGCATTGGGTGCTTGATGACAACATCAATGGTTTTTGTAGGTTAAACAGAAATGAACGCCATGAAGTTTCCTCTGGAACTATTTTTAAAATTGCAGAAGACTTTGTAGAGCGATACACAAATGTTGCCCAAGCGGGGTTTGAATATCGGTTCTTTTCTGGTGGTAGTAGAAGAAAGAAACCACCTTTCCGACTAAACACAAGAATCTATTCATGCATCTTGATACGAAACGATGTGCCATACAGATGGCGTGGTCGGTATAACGAAGACACGGACTTATCGCTTCGGATGCTGAAAGATGGGTGGTGTACTGTTTTGTTCCATTGCTTTTTGCAAAACAAGATGGCAACCCAAACAGTCAAAGGTGGCAATACCGCAGAGTTTTACGAGAAAGAAGGAACTTTGCCAAAGTCTGAAATGCTTGTGAAGTTACATCCAGATGTTTCTAGGCTTGCATGGCGATACGACCGCCACCACCACCATGTTGATTATTCGGTGTTTAGGAAAAACCAATTACAGCAAAAACCAAACTGGGATTACTCAGGTGTAAATAACTACGGAATGAAACTTATATGACCAAACAAGAAGCCCATGAAATCCTCAACCGAATCCGAGATGGAGAACCAATGTCCATATTTGTCACAAATCAAGCCTTGGCAACAACAGGGGACATTTTTGGATTATTTGGCAAATCACTACGCTCTTATGGCCATGAACAAAGCCACAATAGACCACGCAAGGCACATGACCCGTTTGCTGAAATCGGATTTTCCTACTCTAAATACCTTGATTGTGGAAAAACTGAAGGAGTTACGCAATGACCCTAGTAGTGACATTCACAGTTGATGGTGACCCAGTTCCAAAAGGCAGACCAAGGTTTGCTAGGCGTGGAACATTTGTTCAAACTTACACAGATGCCAAGACAATCGACTACGAAACTCAGGTAGCCATGAAAGCCCGTCAAGCAATAGGCGCTTCAGAGCCATTAAAAGGGGCTTTAACTGTGTTTTTATACCTTCGCTTTGCCGTTCCCCCTTCCTACTCAAAAAAACGCAAGGAAGCCTGTTTAAACGAATTGGAGTTTCCAAAGCGCGTAGACCTGGATAATTGCTATAAAAGCATTACTGACGCAATGAACGGAATTGTTTATGTCGATGACTCGCAAATAGCCGAAGCACACATCATTAAGGTTTACCACGAAGTTTCTGGTGCAAACATAATGGTTAAAGAACGATGAAATACCAATTAACAGAAGAAAGTCAGGCAAAGGTTTTGATGGCTAACCTATGGCCTAAAGTCTTGAACGCTTTGAAGACCAAGCAACTTACGCTAGAAATCAAAGAATCTGGCAAAAGCCGTGACCAAGAGGAGAAATATCACGCCATGATTGGTGAGATAGCCAAACAAGCCGAGCATTTTGGTTCAAAGTGGGATGCCGAGAGTTGGAAACGCTTGTTGGTTGACCAGTTTTGTAAAGACATTGGCATAAAAACGGGCGTAGTAATCCCTAATTTGTCTGGCGATGGCATTGTGCAACTAGGGATGCAAACACGCAAATTCACCAAAGAACAAGCCTCAGAGTTTGTGGAATGGTTAAACGCTTGGGGGGCAGAGCATGGCATTACCTATACTCAAATTTAACTATTACAGAAGTAAAAGCCACCTAAAGAATGTGGCTGACTTGCCTTGCCAACATTGTGGTGCTGAAGGGCAAACACAGGCAGCGCACAGTAATTGGGCGAAACATGGTAAAGGTCGTGGGATAAAGGCTTCAGACGAATACACAGCAGCATTGTGCTACCCATGCCACGCCCAGTTAGACCAAGGAATGTGTCTGTCAAAAGAGGAGAGACAAACCATGTGGGATAACGCTTATATGAAAACCCTAATTGAACTAAAAAAGCGCGGTTTATGGATAAAATAAATCCGTTGGTAGCCGAATAAGGGTTAGCGCCTTATCTTCCTCGTTTTGTGCAAATACATAGGAAGTCGAACACTCTGCTTTATGAGAACGGCTATCAACAACCTATTTCTTAGGGTGAGCCTTATTCATACTGGTTTTCTCATGCGTTTTAAGTTCTTTTGCAATAGAGTCAACTTTGCGCTGTTCCGCTTTGAATTCACGCTGGACAACATAATGCTTGGGTGTTTCGTGTTCTGCTTTTTCCCGGGTTAGCTTAAAATTTGTAGGCATTGAAAAAACTCCTATAATGGAAACGGCATTGTACAATGTCGATTAACCTTGCAAGGAAATATCATGGGAAAAATGGACTCAAACAAAGGTGTGAAAAGCACCACAGGCGCAACCCCACCCAAAGGTGCATCATCAAGCGATATGTCTGGTGAACGCATGGAAAAACTCAAAGGTGGCGTGGCTATGGGTAAGGAAGACAAAAATTCTGGCATGGAAGGCGAGTTCAATACTGGTCGTACTGCTGGCATTTGTTATTCCCACGACCGCTCAAGTTATCGTTAAAGCGAAACCCCATTAGTCATAGGGGACTAACGGGGCTTCTAACCACATCAAAGAAAGGTTGATATGGCTACTGAGTATTGTAGGGACTGTCGGCATTACTGCGACACGAATTCTATTTTGGGTTTGTGCCGTAGGTATCCGACCTACCAGAATCGAAGCCCACAGGAAACTTGTGGCGAATATAAAGGCAAAGCAGTTGCCGAATTTACCCCAGAACCCTCTGGGGACTTTTTGCCCGTTGAGAAGCCCAAGCGCATGGGTAGACCGCCAAAGGTTAAAGAGGTGACAGAATGATTGTTAAACCTTTGAGAGACAAAATCATTGTCAAGCCCGAACCACGGGTCAAATCCCTTATATTGGACACATCATTGATGGCAGAAGCCGAGTCAATCGGTACTGTGGTCGCGGTTGGTGATGATGCTAAGTTCCAAGGCGTTAATGTGGGTGACCGCATAATGTTTGGCACATTGGCAAAAGACTACAAAGACGAATACTTGAAGTTTGAAGAACTAAACCTAAATGGTGAACGCCATCTCAAAATGAGTTGGCAAGACATTTGTGCCGTAATAGAGGAAGTATGACTAAAGACCTAATTAACCTAAGAATCCAAGACCTAATCAGCAAAGGTAAGGAACTTGAACAACAGTTGCACCAAATCAATGGTGCTTTGCAACAATGCCAATGGACACTATCTGAACTGGAGAAGAACGATGCCACTCAAGAAGTCGACAAGCCCGAAAGCGTTTAAAGAGAATATCAAAGCCGAGATAAAGGCTGGCAAACCCGTCAAGCAGGCGGTGGCCATTGCTTACTCGGAAAAGCGCGAGGCTGAAAAGTCTAAAAAGTCTAAAAAGTAACTGAAAAGGCTAAAAAGGTATGAAAAAGCATGACAAGCCCATAGAGCATAAAACCACGGGTAAGGGCAAGACCTACAACCCTACGGACAAAGGCGCTGGCATGACCGCCAAAGGTCGTGCTGAATACAATGCCAAGAACAACGCCAACCTAAAGCCACCAGCCCCAAATCCCAAGACCAAGAAGGATGAGGGTCGTAAGGCAAGTTTTTGTGCAAGGATGGAAGGCGTAGTCAAAAACGCCAAAGGGCCCGCAGAACGCGCCAAGGCATCACTAAAGAACTGGAATTGCTAATGAAAACTGGTTTATACGCAAACATCCATGCCAAGCAAGAACGCATCAAGCGTGAAAAGGCAGAAGGCAAGCCTGTGGAGAAGATGAGAACGCCAGGCTCAAAGGGTGCGCCTACCGCTAAAGCATTTAAGGAGTCGGCTAAGACCGCAAAGAAATGACAGACGAGAAACGCCCAGTAGGTCGACCAAGCCTCTATGACCCTATCTATTGCGAGAAGGTCATTGAGTTAGGCAAACTCGGCAAATCAATAGAACAAATTGCCTCAAATTTGGGCATCGGTACTAGAACTTTGTTTACATGGAAGGATACGCACGAAGAATTTCGGCACGCCTTGGATGAAGCAAAGGAATATGAACTCGATTGGTGGGAGAACATAGCCCAGAACATGATGATTGAGAGCAAGGAGGGTGACAAACTTAATTCCTCAATCTGGTCACGGAGTATGGCGGCAAGATTCCCCAAGAAGTACAGAGAAAGCACAAAGACCGAGATTACGGGTGCTGATGGTGCGCCTCTAGTCACGGGCATTAATGTGACCTTTGTAAAGCCTAATGGAGACTAATGCACAGTTTCCCGTCAAGATGGCAAGCCTTTTCGACAAGGCGCGTTACAAAGTCTATTACGGGGGTCGCGGTGCTGGT